GCTCCCATATAAGGAGCCGTCGCAGGTGTTGTACTCCTTACTGGGCACCATCGTTGAAGAAGGTCGTAGGTTCGCTAGTGCAGCGGATCTGAAGGTATCCGACATGAGTGCTCAGTCCCCTGTTGGGACTACGCTTGCTATTCTTGAGCGTACATTGAAGGTGATGAGTGCCGTTCAGGCTCGCATTCACTATGCAATGAAAGAGGAGTTTAGACTCCTTAAAGACATTATTCGTGATTACACGCCTGATGAATATTCCTATCAACCAGAAGATGGGCCTCGTCGGGCTAAACAATCTGATTACGACCAAGTAGACGTCATTCCTGTTAGCGACCCAAACGCCGCTACGATGAGTCAAAAAGTCGTTCAGTATCAGGCGGTAATGCAACTTGCTCAAAGCGCACCCCAGTTGTATGACCTGCCTTACCTGCATCGTCAGATGCTGGAAGTATTGGGTGTCAAAAACGCCCAAAAACTCGTACCTATGGCCGATGAAGATCAAAAACCGCGTGATCCTGTCTCAGAAAACATGGATGCGCTCAAAGGCAAACCATTAAAAGCCTTTGCATATCAAGATCATCAAGCTCATATCGTAACGCATCAGTCGTTTATGCAAGACCCCATGACGGCGCAAATGATCGGTCAGAACCCGATGGGCCAACAAATGATGGCCGCCTTACAAGCCCATATCATGGAACATTATGGATATGCTTATCGTAACCAGATCGAGCAACAGGTTGGTGCCCCCATACCGCTCAAAGATGACAAAGACATGGATGAGCCGTTGTCAGAAGACATGGAAGCCGCTCTGTCTCGTCTGGTTGCAAAAGCTTCTCAACAAGTCCTCCAACAGAGCCAAGCTGCTGCTGCACAACAGCAGGCGCAAGCTCAAGCTCAAGATCCAATTATCCAAATGCAAATGCAAGAAGTTGCTATTAAGGGTAAAGAACTTGAGCGCAAGATGACAAAAGATCAAATTGATGCACAACTTAAAGTGCAACAACAAGAAATTGAACGCGAGAGAATTGCTTCACAAGAGCGACAAGCTCAAGCGTCAATAATGTCTAAAGCCACTGCTGCTGATGAAGATCTGAAAATGAAAAAAGCAGAGTCTATGATCAAAGCCGTGTCTGAAGACGAAAGGCGAGGATTGGAGATGACCAAAGAAATTCTTCGACTTCGCAATAAATTGCAACCCCAAACAAAGGAGAATAAATGAACGTAGACCTTCTTAAGTATCTCTCAGACAAGATACAAGAAGAAATGAAAGTTATTGAAAGCGATATGGTTTTAGGACACGCAAAAGAATTTGGAGATTACAAGTACGCTTGTGGTATCTATCGTGGACTAATGATTGCTAACAATATACTTGTAGAAACAGCAGATCGAATGGAGCGCAACGATGAGTGAACTCGCCATCGCAACTGAAGTAGGTGCAGTTAGTACGCTACCACAAACAGCGGAAGAAAAAGCAAGACAGTTACCTGATCCATCAGGCTATCGAATTCTCTGTGCAATTCCAGAGATAGAGGAAGCTTTTGATAGTGGTATTTTAAAATCAGATATAACTCTTCAACACGAGGAAATTCTGACTACAGTTTTATTTGTCGTAAAGATGGGCCCGGATTGTTATAAAGATGAAAAACGGTTTCCAACAGGACCGTGGTGTAAAGAAGGGGATTTTATTCTCGTGCGCCCCCACGCAGGTTCTCGACTATTAATTCATGGCCGAGAGTTTCGTATTATTAACGATGATTCTGTTGAGGGGGTAGTTCAAGATCCTCGCGGAATCAGTCGCAAATAAGGAGTAAGACATGTCGTTACCTAAAATGCCAGAAGGAAAACCCGAGTTTGAAGTTGAAATTGAAGCCGACACCGGAGTTCCCGAGGCTTATCAAGCGGATCGCCGTAGCGTCGAACAAATTCGCCAAGAGCAAATAAATGCTGCAAAGCAGCAATCTAAGGGTAAACCCAAAGACGCCGAAGAAGAACAAAACGATGGTGTTGAGGTTATTGACGACACCCCCGTAGAGGATCGTGGGCGTCAGGCAATGCCACAGCATCTGGTTGATGAACTGGAACAAGATGAGCTAGAAGAGTATTCAGAGCGTGCTCGTTTGCGTTTGCAGCAAATGAAGAAGGTTTATCACGATGAGCGCCGAGCCAAAGAAGCTGCTTTACGGGAGCAGCAAGAAGCTATATCAATGGCTCAAAAATTTATGGAGGAGAATAAACGCCTTAAATCTAGGCTTACCGAGGGCGAAAAGTCTTTTCTTGATACCGCTAAATCTGCCGTTGAATTAGAGATGGAAATGGCAAAACGGGCTTATAAGGAAGCTTATGAGTCTGGGGATGCTGACCAAGTTGTAGAGGCTCAAGCCAAGCTTGGAGAGGTAAATTACCGCCTCCAGCAGATTAAAAATTATAAAGAGCCCCCTTTACAACGATCACAAAATCCTGTAAATAGCGAGTATGAAGAAAAACCTGTTTTTCAAAAGCCTGATCCAAAAGCTGCCTCTTGGCAGCAGAAAAATCCGTGGTTTGGAAGGAATAGGCTTATGACAAGTTTAGCGTTAGGGTTGCATGAAGATTTAGTTGCCGAACATGGCAATGCATACTCTACGACTGATGAATACTATTCACGTATTGACAAAATGATGCGTGAAAAGTTCCCCGAGGAATTCGAGGATGAAATACAAACGACTAACGGGGGCGGCAAGCCCGTTACGCGCATTGAACAAAAACCAGCCGCCACAGTGGTTGCTCCGGCATCCAGAAGCACGTCCTCCAAAAAGATTGTGCTAAAGCAGAGCGAGATTAATCTTGCGAAGAAATTTGGATTAACTCCTGAGCAATATGCAAAGGAAAAAATGAGACTGGAGAATCAAAATGGCTGAAAATAGACTTGCACGCGAACTAGAAAATCGAACTGTATCTGAGCGTCCTAAAACATGGGCGCCCGCAGATCTTTTGCCCGAGCCCGATAAACAACCGGGTTATGTATATCGTTGGATTAGAACTTCTATGATGAACGTATCTGACCCCCGAAATCTTTCAGGAAAGATTCGAGAAGGTTGGGAGCCAGTTCGTATCGAAGAACAACCCAAGTTTAAATTTATTGTAGACCCGGCAAGTCGATTTTCAGAGAATATTGAAATTGGTGGATTATTACTTTGCAAAGCTCCTGCTGACTATATGCAAGCGCGAGTGGATTTTCACTCTAAAGTTAATAAAGACAACATGGACTCTGTAGATAATAATTTCTTGCGCGAAAGTGACCCAAGAATGCCTCTCTTTTCGGAGCGTCAATCTAAAGTTACTTTTGGTTCTGGTAAATAATTTTAGGAGTATATAAATGCCCTATCCTGTTATTGCGGCCCCTTACGGGCTAAAACCGATCAATTTGATCGGGGGTCAGGTATTTGCAGGGTCTACCCGCATGTATCCGATCCAGTACGGCTATGGTACAAACATCTTTTATGGTGACTTTGTGCGTGTAGCTCCTTCGGCTCCCGGTGGTATGCTTGCTCGTGCTGCTATTGGTGCTGCAACTGCGTCAAATGCCTATACAGGTATTTTTCTAGGTTGTTCTTTCACTAACCCTGTTACCAAACAGCGGCAATTCCAACAGTTCTGGCCCGCTAGTACGTTGGCTGGTGATGCTATTGCTTATGTTTGTGATGATCCAGATACTGTGTTTAAAGCAGTTGTTTGCTCTGCGACCACGGTTGTTGCTTCTGGCGCGATTGCAATGGTTGGCAATAACCTGTCAATGATTGACAATGCTGCAGTAGCTTCTAGCCTGTCTACTGGTAACTCTGCTAATGCAGTTCTGGCTCCCACATCTACTCCTGTCACTACGATCCTTCCGGTTCGTTGTGTTGGCGTGGTTGAAGACACTGCTCTTAGCTACACTGCTACTGGTAGTTCTACTGGTACTGCAATTACTTTGACTGGTACTGGTACTCCTGTGGCTCTGCCTGTAGGAACTAGCGTTTCGTATCTAGCTACAAATGGACAAACAATTCAAACTGGATCGTTTGTAACGTCTGCGGTTTCTGCTGGTGGTACCAGTGTTACGCTTAACGCCCAACCTAACGTGCTTGGCACTGGCACCAACATTCCTGCGGCTTCTACCATTGTCTTCACGATTTATCCGGAGATTCTGGTTAAGCCGAACTTGTTGAGCCACGGCTATTACTCAAGCACCACTGCTTAATAGGAGCTAAATAATGGCTATTTCACGCGCACAACTACTTAAAGAACTCCTGCCGGGTTTGAATGCTCTGTTTGGTATGGAGTACGCTCGTTATGGCGAAGAACATAAAGAGATCTATGAAACTGAGACCTCTGAGCGTTCTTTCGAGGAAGAAACCAAACTGTCTGGATTTAGCGCTGCTCCAGTGAAAACTGAGGGCTCCGCAATTGCGTATGACAACGCACAGGAAGCTTGGACTACTCGCTATAACCACGAGACTATTGCTTTGGGATTCTCGATCACGGAAGAGGCAATTGAGGACAACCTCTATGACTCTTTGTCTTCGCGGTATACCAAGGCTCTGGCTCGTGCCATGTCTTATACCAAGCAGGTTAAGGCTGCTGCTGTTCTGAACAATGGCTTCTCCGCCGCATATGTTGGTGGTGACGGAGTACCACTGTTTAGTACGGCTCACCCGCTGGTCAATGGTGAAGTAAACCGTAATACGCCTACTACTCAGGCTGATCTAAATGAGACCTCCCTTGAGGCGGCTGTTATTCAGATCGCTGGTTGGACGGATGAGCGCGGTCTGCTGATTGCTGCAAAGCCGCGTAAACTGGTTGTGCCCCCGGCACTTCAGTTTGTTGCTACCCGTCTGCTGGATACTGAACTGCGTGTTGGTACCAATAACAATGATATCAACGCGATTAAGAACAACGGTTCTATTCCAGAGGGTTATACGGTCAATCACTGGCTGACGGATAACAATGCTTGGTTCCTGACGACTGATGTTCCCAATGGTCTGAAGCACTTCGTTCGTACCCCGATGGCAACGTCGATGGACGGAGATTTTGACACTGGTAACGTTCGTTACAAGGCCCGTGAGCGTTATTCGTTCGGCTGGTCGGATCCGCTTGGTGTATTTGGGTCCTCAGGGTCGTTCTAATAGATTGGGGGGCTT